CGGAAGTTATTTATACAAGAGGACTGGATGACAAACAAAGATCAAATTAAAAAAGCACTAGAAACAATAGGAACAGAGAAAGCCTTGCAGTGTTTAATCGAAAGTATTGACGAGAGTACAGAGTGGGCAGACGCTCCTATCTGGAAATTTAAGCTTATCGAAAACTTAGAAGATGCTTATAACTCATACATGGATCAATTTACTAAGGAGACTAGTGATGCGTCTTGATTTGGCTATGGGATTAAAGGTTGGAGATAAGATTGTTAATGTGTTTATGGATGAACTCGTTATATCAAACATAGACCATAGCTATGATCCTAAACCACCAGTATTCATTGCACTAGATACTATGTTGCAAAAACATTACCTTTGGTTTGATGATATTTATTATCCAGACTTGTCCGATATTTGTGATGAAGAAAAAAGCTTTGTCCTTTGGGCTAAAGATAATAGGCAACTTGTTGGAGAAAATTCGCGTTTACTCAAGACTGTTTATATGCAAGGATTCTCTATGGGTTTTGAGCATAAGAGACAAACATCTTATGAGGAGCAAATGCAAAAATGAGCGATCAGGAATATGATCCAGACTGGAAACGAGAAGATTATGATATGACGCTCAAGTATGAACCTATGAATTTATCTAAGGTGAATACTATACTAACACAATATAAGGGGCAACCAGTATTGGATTATATTATTGAACTATATAAGTTAATTGAATATCAAAAACAAAGAATATCTCAACAGGAAAAAGAGATTATTGCTTTTAGACATGAAAAAGCATGGCAACATTATGATAATCCTATTGAGAATTATGATCCAGCTACAAGAAAGAATATAAATAGACCTCCTAAATCTGGTAATGCGAGTTGCTAATTATGATGATATCTGAAATTAAAAAGTGGGCCAAAGAAAAAGGTTATGAAGTAATTAAAGATAAGGAGGACGGTCTTTATTATTGGGCTAAATTAGATGCTGGGCCTGACGCTAGTGGGGTATCTAAAAGTGTGAGTAAAGTAGCTACAGCAATCTTTAATCATTTAACAGAAGAGAAGTGGGTTGAATATCAACTTAAATTCAAAGAAGAGAAAGAATATACTAAATTTACAGTGAGTGATTATTAATGTACATTTTACAATTAAATCCCCTATCAATGTTTTTACTCCAAAAGGAGAAGGTTTTGCTAGGATGGTTATAGATTATGGCCCAGATATTAATACTATTTGGGTAGTAGACTTATTCTCAACAAGAGAATGTATTCATGTAGACAGTCACGAAATATACTTTGGTGCTAATCCTATGTGTAATTTACAAGAACCAAACTTACCATCAGAAAGAACAGTGCCTTGAGCAATTACTTAAATATAGACGTTCCTCCGTTTTGGTGCTTCCTTGATACGGGTTTTTTACATGACGAACTTCCTAATGTAAAAAATGAAAGAATAGTGGTAGAGGTTTTTAGTTTTACTAGTATTCCGCAAAGATGTGGTATGTTTTCTGTTATGACAGAATATGGAAGTCAACACGCTAGAGTTCCAATACAATATTTAAGAGGTGGCGATGAAGGAGGTAGTGAATATCCATTGGATTGGATACAACTATGGGATAGCATGAGCTACTATGTGTCTTGCAATATTAATGAATATACAAAAAACAGAGCAGCTAAAATAATGCTAAAGGATCATTCGTTACATAAATCGAAATACTTGTTTACTTTAGACTGGTGTTTTGGCCCACAGTATAAATCTGGTTATGGAGAAATGGCTGCTGGTCATAAATGTGGTCATGTGTTCTTAGGTGAAGGTGGACAATTTTTTATACAACCCAATAATAGGGTATTATGGATGGATGGAGGAAGTTTTATCAGTAGAACATTTGACAAGAAGCCAGACTGGAAAGTTTTTAGCAAAGAATTTAGTTGTGAAAATACTGGAAGTAGATGGATAAGTAAATCAGAAGAAGAAGAATATTTTTACGAATTCAAAGAGTCAAAAGATTAATGATAATGGAAAATAAAGAAGAAGCTGAAACACAAATGATACCAATAGTGCCAGCACTAACTATATCTGGAATTATTAATGCTTCTGTGAGTGGTATTGTTAGTTTCATTGCCGTATACTTCTTCGCTCCAATATGGAATAAGATAACTAGCTACTGGAATAAGAATGACATACATTAAATTTATCTCAAAAACAGATGAATGGTTTGATGCTGGTACAGAAGTTTTTGACGCTACAATATGCGATTGGGGAAGAACCACTAAGAGAATGACTGTTGATAACTATAATAACATTTGGCTAAAAGCTGGACATATTTTGGGTCGCGGACTAAGGAATGGATTTTGGGATGAAGAACTTTGCCCACTAGAAGAATTTGAAATATCATATACAGAGGATCAAGTATGAAAGATAATAGAGTCGAACTCTTAGGGTATTATGGCGATGATAATGTTATGGCTTGTTCAGCATGGACAAGTACATCTAGAAATTTGTCTCCAGAAAAGTTAGAAAGAATTCCGGCACTACTGTCTATGTTAGCTAATGAGGGGCATCATACTCCTTTTGAAAAATCTCAATTACATTTTCTAGTCACCACCGATATTGCTTCACATATTCATATTATTAAACATAGGATTGGAGTAAGCGTCAATGGAGAGTCTGCTAGATATAAAGAGATTAAAGAAGATCAATATTTAATTCCTCACGATTGGCCGGAACACTGGCAAAATATGCTAGATAGCTATACACAAGATGGCCTTAAGCTATACCATGATTGCGTAAAGAGTTTAACTGAAGAATATGGTATGGATAGAAAAAGAGCAAAGGAATCAGCAAGATTTTTTCGCCCATACAATACTCAGATAACAGCAGACGTTAGTTTTAATTGGCGAAGTTTTTATCATTTTCAGTCTTTGCGTAATAAATCTAATGCTCAACTAGAGATTAGGGAAATTGCACAGCAGATGCTAGACTTGGTGAAAAATATCGAAGGAAATCCTTTTGAGTATACAATAGCTGCGTTTAACTTATAGGAGTTTATTTGATTTTACAATATTGTCTTTGGCCCACAGTGGTTGTAGATTAGTATAGTGAAAACATATTTTTTGTTGTTCTGGTTTTGTCAGATCAAAACTTGAGCATGGTTTTATGTGGTCTATATGCCAACCATTTTTACCATAGTTTTCCCAACTCATTCCTTTTTGAAACAATCTAGATAAATATTCTTTTAAAAATTCAATGCTACATCCAATCAATTCTTTTGTGGTTCCATGTTTTTTATTGTTTCTTATTGCTTGATTTAATCTACTTCTAAGACTCCCGGTTATCCTATACAATATGTTATTTTGTCTTTTATTTTTTTCATATTCTCTTGAGTGTTTTCGATAAACTTTGGAGCTTTTATGTTTTAGAATTTGCTTTTTGTTTTGTTCATAATATTTTTGATTATACTCTGAAATTTTATCTTTATTTGAGCCTCTATATTCTACCATATAGTCTTTTCTTTTTGATAAAATCTCCGACTTGTTTTTTTGAAAATGCTGCCTATGATATAGAGCAACACAACTTTTACATTTTGCATCCAAACCAAATGCTCCACCTTTTTTGTGATAAAAAGACCTAAAGAGTTTTTTCTTTCCGCATACACGACATATTTTTTTAGACATTGTTTGACTCCTTATTAATAATCATACACCAAATTTCAAGAATTTACACAATTCCCACAGTATCAGAAGCATTGAGATGGAATAATGAAAATGTATAATATTACGGCACAAGTCTATGAGTTGCATGATACATCCAAACAACATCTTTTGATTAATCAAGTTATGGATGCAGCATCAGAAGAAGATGCTATTTTTCAGTTTAAAGATCAATATCGTATTCAGTTTCAAGTAGTTAAAATTCATTCTGTAGAGCAATTTGAATATGGAAACTAAATCTAACCTTACAATAAAGATAGTTAGAGAATTGCTAGACTATGGATTCTCGATACTGCTTTATAACCAAGATCAATTAGAGGATGCTTGTGGTGGATGGTGCTGGATAGATGATGATGAAAATAAAAGAGAATTTGCTATTGCTATGAAGCATCATATGAGCTTTGAAATTATTCTTCATGAATATTGTCACTTTTTACAATGGAGAGATGATCGTAAACTATGGAATAGAAGTATGATGACCTACGACACTCTTTTTAATTGGATTAGTTATCCTTCTCTGGTAGCTACTCCTTTTATTAAAGACCTTGAAGTTACTGAAGATCAATTAGATCAAAGCTTACATGATATTCTAGAGATAGAGCATGATTGTGAAAGAAGGGTTTTGAAATTGGTTAAGAATTGTCCTATAGAAGATTTTGATACTGATAAATATATTCGTGCGGCTAATGCTTATCTGTGGTCTTATCATTTAAATAGAGAATTAAGAATGAGACCAAAGACTCCAATATATTCAGAAGAACTATTAGAACATATGCCGAATGTTTTTAATAATGATCTGTCTTTTTACTTAGATAGACATAACTTAACTGATCCTATTCGACAAGCATTATTGGCTGAATACGAATAATTCTCAAGTGTCTGTTGACAACAGGCCGATAACAGGATATAATCCAGCCACAGGAGAAATTTATGAATCGTCTAGGACTCTGCTGCATATCTCTCAAGCTGAAAGAACAAGGTTTTGGTCATCAGACTATGACTTTTAAACGATTCAATTCTTTACCGCGAGAAGAAGCATTAGAAACTCTTGGAGATAGAATCTTAAATAATCTAGTCACAACAAATAGAACCATTCAATTTTGTGCAGAGAATAACTATGTTTATCGTGTTAGTAGCGACATTTTTCCTCTTATTACTTATGATGAGGCTAATGTAAGCCTTGAAGATTTGCCCAACTATGACGCTATTCAAGACGAGTTTGATAATATTGAGCAAAGCATATCCTCTACTAATGTACGGGTTTCTGCTCATCCTAGTGAATTTAATAGTTTGTCAAGTCTCAACGAAAAAGTTGTCGAAAAAACAATTGCAGAACTCAATTTCTACAGTAGTTTCTTTGATAGAATAGGCTTGCCAGCAGACCGACGATCACCCATGAATTTCCATGTTCATAATAATAATGGAACCAGAGAAGAAATCGCCCACAGGTTCTACAATAACTTTAAAAAGCTTGATGAAAACTGTCAGTCCCGCATTGTCATAGAAAACGACGATAAACTTAATTGCTGGAGTGTTAAAGAGTTGGTAGATATTTTTCATCCTATTACTCGCATACCAATCACCTTCGACTATCTGCATCATAAGTGTCATCCAAATAACCTATCAGAACAAGATGCTATTAATAGATGTTGGGAGACTTGGCAAACTACTCCATTATTTCATTATAGTGAAAGTCGCCCCGGTAATAACCCAAGAGCGCATTGTGATATTCCCACACAACCAATTAATACTTACGGATTAGAATTTGACTTAGATTTTGAGGTTAAGCAAAAAGATTTGGCGATTCATGAATATCAACAACTTTATCCACAATTCTCTACTATAGGAGTTTAAATATGGCTCAGATAGGTGCAATTTCCATTAGTCCCAATGTTAATACCCAAGCTATCATTAACTTGCTAAAGGAAGATAAAAAGATTACTATTGGTCAGGAGCAAGTTGGCCCCAACGGTGATAAATATATCCCCATAGAAAAGAACTAAAATGTCAGCTAACCTTATTCTTATTACTGGCTTAATTTATATTTACATAGCCATAGAACAGGGTTATCTGCATAATAATTATGGTATGTTTATCACATATCTTGGCTATGCAGCAGCAAATGTAGGTTTGTATATGTTAGCCTCTAAATAAAAGAACTGATTATGAAAGAACCAAAAAGAATTAAATTAGATCCAGAAACTCCAACACCAAAAGAACCAGTTAAGTATAGACTATTACCTGTTGATAAGGTAGAATGGAATATAGCTGGTCAAGATAATGACGATATGTATGTACCATCAGACTTGGATAAAGCAAATAAACTTTTGGACGAAATAAATCATGAAGATAATTCAAAAAACAATTAAGAAAGCTTATGAAAATTGGGAGCCTAATTCCTTAGTTCGTTGCTATCATTATTGTGGAGCTTTTGATGGCACAAAGATGATTGAGTTTGCACAGAATAATCCTGTCAAGATGAGTACAAAAGCTTTTAGAATAGGAAAAAGATTTAACATACCTAAATATTTGGAGTTTCCCTATGTACATTCAGAATCTCATCTTATTTCTAAACTACTTGATCGCTATAATTCCATTGATCCTAATTGGAGCGTATGTGTCCTTAGAATTAACAGACAAGGATTAATTCTTGGAAGTAAACCGTGTGTTAATTGCTCTAAGCTGTTAAATGCTGTAGGATTAACCAAAGTTTATCATAGTGATGATAATGGAGATTTTGTCTGTCCAACCAAAACCATTAAGGTCGAAAGCTTGACAATGCCGATAGCTATGGTATAAAAGAGAGCGTTAACTGATCTTTTCTATTGGAGGCGTAATGAACTGCATTTATTGCAAGAACTGTGTTGGTGTTGAGAGATATGAATTTTTGATCGAAACTAATCGTAATATAATCTGTAAAGAATGTTCAGCAGAGAAGAAGGCTGTTGGATTTATGGATTGGGGACATAAAACCGCACCAAGTTTAGTTATGGTGCCAAATAACGCTAAAGAAACTATTAGGATTTTGGATAGAGCGAATCGCCGTGCCAGATAATTTAAATGGAAACAGGAGAGAGCTAGATGATTAGTGATTACGAAATTGAGAGTTTGCTTTTTAAACAAGTGAGTAAGCCAAAGAATCATTTGATGACAAAAGTTATTAATGTATTCCATGATTATTATCGAATTAATATTTATACTCAGATTGAAGAAGAAGGATTGTTGAAGCGAAAGATTGCTCAAAGTTATATGACAACTTTTAGAAATAACATATTGACTATTATTCCAGATCCAGATAAAAAACCCGACGATATTAAAAAGAAAAGGTGAGAATTATGCCACTATTTGAAGTTAATACTATTTCTCTTTTTCGACACAAGTATGTTATTGAGGCTAAAAATCTTGAACACGCTTATGATACAGTCTATTGCGATAAGCCAGAAGAATTAACCCAAAAACATCTTGAAGAAACCGTTCTTGATGGTAGGGAAATTACAGATAGCGATTTTTATAGACTATGCTTAGATTCTATGAGCGATAGTTCAGAATTAAGCAATGCTCATCTAGGTAAACGAATTATACACAAGGTGGATTATAGCAATGACTCCTGAACTTCAAGAGAAACTAATCCAAAAATATCCTGATCAGTTCAAAGGTCTTAATTATATTGAGTGTGAGGATGGTTGGTATGATCTTTTAGATAAGCTTTTTTATTTGGTTCAGAATGAATTGGGTCGCAGAATTTTTCTAAAAGAACCATTAGAATATTTTTGTTGGATTCAAATAAAAGAAAAGTTTGGTGGATTAAGAGCTTATGCTGGTGGCTCTAATGATTATATTCAAGGATCAATAGCTATGGCAGAAAGTATGAGCTATAACATTTGTGAATCTACTGGAGAAAAAGGCAAATTAAGAAAGCAAAAGAAAGACGAAATGACAGGAGAGATTATTCCAGCATGGATGAAAACTCTTTCTGATAATGAAGCAGAGAGGCAGGGGTATGCTCTATGACTTTTGATGCTATAGTTATTAGTGATATTCATTTAGGAAGTAATGTTTGTCAGGCTAAAACTCTAGCTTCTTTTCTGTCTAAGATTGAACTTGGAGAGACTGATACTGATACTTTGATTATTAATGGTGATTTGTTTGACAGTTGGGATTTTCGCAAACTTAAAAAAGATCATTGGAAAATACTCTCTCAAATTCGTAAAATATCCGATCTTGTTAAAGTTATCTGGATTAGCGGTAATCATGACGGGCCTGCTGATATGGTGAGTCATTTAATCGGTGTGGATTTCATGAACGAGTATAGTTTTATTAGTGGAGATGAAAAGATATTGATCCTGCATGGAGATATTTTCGATAATGTTATTTCTAAATATCCTAGACTAACTAAAATAGCTGACTACATTTATAGGTGGCTACAGATATACGCTGGACTTTACTACTCTAATCTTGCTAAACGTAGCAGCAAAACCTTTTTAAGATGTTCTCAGGAAGTTTGTGAAAGAGCCAAATTATATTGCTCTATTAAAAAATGCGACACGATTATTTGTGGACATACGCATTTAGCGACCAGTGATGTCTCTGAATCAACAAACTACTATAATAGTGGATGCTGGACAGATCATCCTTGTTCATATATTTCAATTAAAGATGGTCACATTAAAATAAATTATGTAGATATTCTGTAGGTTTTTGGAAAATCTCAGAACCACTAAAGAATCCCTCTTGACAATGCCGATTCATAGAGTATACTGATTGATGCAGCTTAAAGCGATTCTCACTACTAACAGGATAAACTAAAAAATCATGAAGGGTCAAAAATCTTGCGACAAATGCGGTGCTACCACAGGCCCGCGAGCTTATATGTGTCCTAAATGCAATGCTCCTTTCGTCTTTAAGGCAAAGAGCAAAGAGGCAAAGAACACAAAAATCATTCGTGATTTTAATTGGAAGGAATTGGTTAAGGGAGACCGTATCAGAGTTGGTGGAGGCCCGTACTTTGTATCCAAAGGGGATTTTGTTCCTATGGGGTATAGGGGTCGTTTTGTTGTTGAGGCTATCGACCACGAAGGAATTAAAGCATGGGGGCTGGACAAACACCAAGGCTTCTGTCATATCTATATGGGGCCGGATGCTCAGAATAAAGAGACTGGCGTTTGGAAGATTAAACATAAGCTTATAAAACTCAAACAAAAGGTGGAGGCGTAATGTCTCTTACTCAAGAACAAAAAGATCAAATTAATAAACTTATAGACTATCGTGATGAGATGGTGAGTAGTTTGTTTCATATTGAACGTATTCTTAAAACTTATTTTCCAGAAGAATTTGAACGAGCTATCCAGTTTTATCTTCCTCAAATTACTACTGCTCTTTATGAGGATAAAAAGTGGCTAAGTAGAGGAGAATACAGTTTGCAGAACACTATTGACAATCTAGTGGATAGGTGTAAAATTAACGAGAGCGGTAACGGTACTACAAAATATCTTTAATTGGGAACAAATAATGGAAAGCTACAGCATTATTGATTTGGAAGGTTATGCCAAAGCTATGAGAGATGGGGCAGCATCTTCTTTTGAGAAAGATTATACAGAAAATCTGGATGATTTCATCACTATTCCTCAAGTAATTAATATGATCAAGAAGAATAATCTTGGTCTTGACAATGAGGGGAATTATCTTATCAATGAAGAAATTTTTGATGATGTATTCAATGATATTAGAGACTGGCTTTATGGTGTTGGACTAGCAAAACTAGCATCAAAGGGTTTTGTAGATTGTTCATGGGACGATGAGGCTAACGAGATGGTATTTTGGTTGGCTAATAAGGATAAAACAAACATTCCCGCCAAACCCTCACAGGACAATAATGAGTAATTATCTAAAGATTAGAAATCTGAAACTTTTTATTAAGAGTATCAGAAAAAATACAACAATGGTTTTTCCTAGGTCTTATCATTCTATTATAGATAATTTGATTTCTCTATCTCAAACAGAAAGTCTTGTTAGAAAATATATTGAACCATCATATAATGATGAATTCATAATTTCAGAAGATAACTACGAACTACTTTGTAATGAAATCAAAAAATGGATTTATAATAGAAGTTTGAGTCAAGTTGCTTCGTCTGGAATCATAGACTGTGCATGGGATGATAACTCTAATGAGATGATTTTTTGGGATCCAAAATCTAAAGAAACCTTCAATACTATCAACTAATATGTCAAAAAAAGAAATATCAGAACTGAAAGAAAAAGTACATGAACTAAAAGAATATCTATATTCTGATTTGTGTAAGGCTTGTGGAGATGCGGCATTAGCTCTAGATAAAATTAGCGAAAGATTAAATGAACTAGAGTCACAACAAAATTCCTAAAGGTCTTGACAGTGGTTGGTCGATAGAGTACAATAGGAAAACAACACGGGGCGTTCGTCTAATGGTCTAAGACGCTAGTCTTATTAACTAGCTAAGGGAGTTCGATTCTCTCACGCCCTATTTTTGCTTTATGGTAAATTTTCTAGTGCTATTCCCAATGTTCCTACCTTTAAAAGTAGGAAGCTGACTATCACAATTAGGACATACTAAACGGATATTAGATACAGACCAGTTATCTGCCTTGCCATCTATGTGATCAACAATTAATGTTAACTGTTTTCCGTTCCAATTATCTCCAGACTGACTACAAACGAAACAATTGTTTCCATGTTTTTTGATTAGATATTCTCTGATACTTTTATTATTATTCCAACTACTAGCAAAACTACCACTTGTTTCAATTTTTTCTATCTTATATCCGTAATGGCATTGTATAGAACAAAATTTTCTATTGCGTAGTCTATATGGATATTCTTTATCGCAAAATAAACAATACTTTACTCTTTTCGTTCTTTTAGGCTTAACTTTATTGTTATAGGAAACTCCACAAGAACGAGAGCAAAATTTAGGGTTATCAGTTAATTTATCACAATTTACACATTTCATAAATACCTCACAAAAATGAATCGAACTTGACATAATATACACCGAAACTATCATATAGTATTCGATTCTTGATTGAAAGCAAGCAATGAAACTTCAACCACTGACAGTAATTTTTGCAGGATTATTTCTGGTTTCATTAGGATTCAATTTCCTTCTTTATTCAGACATTCAAAGATTGAAAAAGTTGAACAACAAACCAGCCAGGATTATTATAGAAAAGCAACAACAAGAATTTAATATCAAACCAAAAGTTTGGGGGTATACTAAAGAGTTGCTATAATTTGTACCTTAATAGGAGAATACAAATGGATCATTTTGTTAATAATTTAGGTGGAGAGAGTTGGTTTACTTATCCTGGCCTATATAGTTCTGTGGTGCAAAGGTTCCCTTCTGGTTCTCATTTTGTTGAAGTAGGAACTTGGAAAGGTAAAAGTGCCTGCTATATGGCTGTTGAGATAATCAACTCCAATAAGAATATTAAATTTGATTGTGTAGATAATTGGGAGTACAGAGAAAGCCAAACAGATATTCCTTTAGGTTTATTTGATAATTTATATGAAATATTTCTAAAAAATATTGAACCAGTAAAACACATTATTAATCCAGTTAGAGAATTGTCTTGGGATGCAGCTAGGCTTTATGAGGACAAGTCACTAGACTTTATTTTTATAGATGCTGCTCATGATTATGAAAGTGTAAAGAAAGACTTAGAAGCGTGGTTGCCAAAGATTAAAGACTCTGGTATAATTGCTGGTCATGATATTCATCATCATCCAATAAAACAGGCTGTTAATGAAATTTTTCATAATCGACACGTTCACGAACAAGAAGATTGCTGGATGGTTGATATGAGCGAAAATAAGAAACAATAAAAGGAGCTAAGTATTTCGGGCTAGTAAAGGTATCGACAGGTAAAATAGGTATAGATTGCATCGACTGGTTAATCGACCGGCCAGTTTAAAAGTCGATTAAAATTGTTAATTGGCGAAGTAACTCTAACTCTCGCTCTCGCTGCCTAATTAATTAGGTAATGAGTGGGGTGGCATGAACCTTATTACCAAATCATGCTGACTCCGATATTCGGATATGGTAGTCCTACCAGACACAAATAGGAATGATGATTGTACTCAATCTGACGCAGATAACTCTGATAGCTTTGTTGGTAGTGTGATAACAATCAACTAACGATGTAGAAGTTTATATTGACGTTTATTCTGGACAGGGGTTCGACTCCCCTCTAGTCCACTCAACATTATGAAAAAACTTAACAAAATATTCCAGATAGGCTTTAATAAGTGTGGTACAAATTCTATTTGTCTACTATTTCAAGATTATAGTGTTCCAAGAATAAAGGTGTGTCATTGGGATAGTGGCTTTCTTGCTTATTCTATGGTTATGAACGAAAGACAATCCAAACCTTTGCTTGAAGGTAAATATGAGAATTTTACTCTTTATTCTGATATGGAATGTCATTTTGTCGAAGAAGATGGATCGACCAACTGGATGTTTATGTATGATAAAAACCACATTCCTATGCTGGATGAACAATATCCTAATAGTAAGTTTATTTTGAATATCAGAAATGTTGATAATTGGATCAAAAGCAGAATGTCTCATTTGATGGGACTAGAATCTATAAAAGAAGGAAAAGAAAATCTAGAAAGAATTTATCCTAGAATACCATACAAGGATTTACATAAAGAGTTTTTTGGTTGTGGTAATGATAAAGAAATAGAAAATTATTGGCGTAATCAATGGCAAGATCATATTGATTTTGTTTTAGAGTATTTTAAGAACAGAGAACAAGACCTCGTTGTTTTTGATATAGAAGAAGATACTCTTGATAAGTTTAGAAATTTCTTTGAGCCTTATGATATTTCTTTTAAAACAGATAGCATCCCGCACTTAAATAAGACTAAAAAAGATGCGTAAAATCTGTAAATACTGTAAAAAAAGAAAAAATCTCGCAAGTTTTCCTAAACACAGTATGTACAAAGACAAGCTTGATAGCAGATGCAGAAAATGTGTAAAGAAACACTCTAGGGTGAGAAGTAAGCTTCATAAAAAAGCCCCTCCTAAACCAGAAGTTTGTGAGTGTTGTAAAAAAACTCCTATTAAATGGGCTTTAGATCATGATCATGATGATCATAGTTTTAGAGGATGGCTTTGTGGCCCATGCAACGAAGGAATAGGAAAGCTTGGAGATAATATACACGGCATCGCCAATGCTATGAATTATTTTCTTTCAAGACCAAATCGCAAATAACCGATACTTGACAAGAGGACTACCGCATGGTAGAATTGGGACAACACAGGAGAAAATAAAAATGTCGTTTGAGCATCTTAATGGTTTTGTTCGTGATCTGAAGGCAACTAGCAGCACACTTGACAAGGTTGGAATTATTGAGGATTATACTTCCTCTAATGACAGTGGGGCAAACTTTATTAAAAAGATTCTGCTCTATACTTATCATCCTCTTTGGCAGTATAATGTCACTAGTGATAATCTTAAAAAGAAAAGTCATCTGCGTGGTAAAATCTACAAGTCTATATTTGATCTGTTGGACTCTTTGAAGAATAGAGAAATTACAGGTCATGATGCCATTGGAGCAGTTAATAGCTTTATTGATAACCAAAGAGAATACGAAGAACTCATCCATTGTATCATTGATAAGGACTTGAAAACCCGTGCTGGAGATAAGCTGATTAATAAGGCTATTCCAGACCATATTCCAACATTCAGCGTTGCTCTTGCTGATAAATATATTCCTAAAATTGTAGACTGGAAGGATGGATGGTATGTTAGCAGGAAGATCGACGGTGCTAGATGTATTGCTATTGTTGACGGTAATGGTAATACTACCTTTTATTCCCGCACGGGAAAAAACTTTGATACTCTTGATATTGTTAGCGGTGGGATTAAAGCTTTGGGACTTACTAATGTAGTTCTTGATGGAGAGCTTTGTCTTGTTGATGAAGATGGTAATGAGGATTTTCAAGGAGTAATGAAAGAACTTCGTAAGAAGGATCATACTATTCCTAATCCTTCTTATAAGATTTTTGATATGATTACCCATGACGAATTTTATAGTCAGAAGGGAGAATATAGTAGACCTTTTGGTATTAGGCTCAAGAATCTTACCGAAATAATGAAGAAGAACGAATGTCCATGCTTGACACTTCTTAAACAGTCTTTGATTAAGGATGAAAATCATTTTCAAGAATTTGTCAAAGAATCAACACAAAACGGTTGGGAAGGTCTGATGATTCGTGCTAATACTCCATATAAAGGCAAACGATCCAAAGACCTACTCAAATATAAGTCGTTCTTTGATGATGAATACGAAGTTCTTGAAACAGAAATGGGGCCATTCCGTTATGTTAAGGATGGTGCAGAATGTGAGGAAACTATGTTGAGTTGTGTTATGATTCAACATAAGGGACATACTGTAAGAGTGGGGTCTGGTTTTAGTATCGAACAAAGGCAGGAGTTCTACAAGAATCCCAAGAAAATTCTTGGCAAAATCGTGACTGTCCAATATTTTGAAGAGACAGAGAATGAAAAGGGAGGCATCAGTCTTAGATTTCCTACGTTCAAGATTCTTCATGGAGAAGAAAGAGACATTTAATTGATGAAAACCATTTGTATTTTATCCTACGAAAGAGCAGGAACAACTTGGTTATGTACAGCATTAAATACTCGACAGACTTGGTGTATATTTGAAATCTTTTCAAGAAATCCAGCATTATTTTATTGGAATCTTTTAACCTTTATGAAGTTAGGTGACTGTATACCCCAACCAATAATTGAAGCATTTGAAAAGATATTCGATCCACAAAATTTGTTTGTAGATGCTTTATCTCATACTAAAATAAAGAATAATATGGTAGCATCAAAACCATACTCTATTAATCTGATAAAGTCTTTTCAGCAAGCAGCGTACTCAAAAAATAGGATGCTATGCTTTAAGATTTTTCCATATCATTTTGATGAAAATGTAACTGTTGAAGACGTTATTTCATTGTCTGATTATATTGTAATTAATTACAGAAGCAATGTTTTAGAAACTTTTCTTAGTTGGAAGTTAGCTGTTAGAACAGGTGCTTGGTCGAGTTTAGACAAACAAGACAGACTTGCCACACCTAATGTTGTTTGGGAAGAAAAAGAATATTTAGATTTCTATAATAGAACTGTTTCTTATATCAAGCATTGGGAAGAAATAGCAAAAAAGAAACCCAATGTAATACTTTGTTACGAAGATATTCATAATGAAAATCGTACAGAGAATGAGAAAGCCACCTATGTTAAGGAACAAATTAAACATATGGGACTAGATATGGATGTGTCATTTAAAAATCATTTTCAAAAACAGACAGATTATTCCGATCTGTCTAAAATAATAAGCAACTTTGATGATTTTAAAATATCATACGAAGAAAGAAACATACCAATTTTTTATAAAGTACAAGAATACTAGACATACTATAGTGGTGTATATTAATTAAGGAAAGCCATTATTATAGTATGAAGTATTATGGATACAATCCCCAAAATAATAAACTCCTACAGAAATCAAAACTCTACTATTAAAAAATTCACTCTTTATGGAGAGAGGCACTCTGGAACCAATGTTTTTGAAAAATTCATAAAAATGAATTTTGACATGGAAGTAACATGGGATTATGATTGGAAGCATTTTTTTGGTTTTACAGATATTGAATCTATAATTAAAGCAAAAGATACTCTGTTTCTTTGTATTGTTAGAGATACTTATGATTGGTTGCTGGCAAATCATTATATGCCACATGATGCCCCAAGAGACAGAGAAGGGGTTTTGTATGTTAACGATTGGTATTCTGTTTCTAGAACAATTGAAGAGACAGAAATTATGGGAGATAGATGCTATTGGGATAAAGAAAGATATCAAAATATTTTTGAATTAAGATATTTTAAATTGATGTATATGCTATATGTCCTTCCAATGTTAGCTGATAATTATTTATTTATATCTTATAATAGTTTTATTAAAGATCAGTTGTTTTATTTAAACTATATACATGATACTTTTAACATAGAATATCTACCAAGAGATTTTAGTTCAAGAAAAGTTGGTCTATATAGCCCAAAGAAATATACAGTATCAGATAAAGACCTCAAACACATAAACGATAATGTCTATTGGAAAATAGAAAATGAATGTGGATTCTTTAAAAAAGATCACTACCCATAAGGTGTATAAAATATCTCCCCTAAATACGGAGTATGATAATGCACAAGATTGTTATTCGGTCAATTTTTTATCACTGGTTATTTTTATTTACCGGTATTGCCATAGGATTCATCTGTAATTCAGAATATGTTGGAGAAAAAGCGGTTATTATAGAACGATCAATCAATAATATCTTTTTCCCCATCCAGTATAATGAACAGATAGAGAATTATGTTAAATTAATGGGTAAACAAAAAATATGGACTGAATTAGGTCATCCAGTAGATTTCCAAATTCTTGAAGATGTTGTCAAAGCCGAAGAGTATTATTGGGCTATAGTAAAATATACCGACTTAAAAAGCGGAGAACAAGTTAAAACAGTAATCAGTACAAAAATAAGATGGAGACCTTGGGAATACAATTATCATACCAAAAAATTTAATCCAATGATGGAAGAAAAAGAATCGAAAATTACAAGGTAGGCCAACATAAAAACTAAGGAAACGGTGCTTGACAAGACGATAGGACTAGTGTAGAATCACAGCATACACTTTGGAACCAAACTTTGAGGACATTATGACAGAGATTGTTGTTGAGAAAAAGCAGGTCGTTATGAGTACGAGCAAAGCCGATGAGTTTTTTAAGAATTTCCCCAAGGACAAGGTAGTTGCTTATAAAGATTATTGGGAGAGCGTTCGCCCCAAGACCGATGAAGATATTTTTCGTCGCTATCTTTTTGCCTATTGCAGCGTTCACACAACTTGGCAGGGTAATGTCAAGGGATATAATGCTATCAAGAATTTTAGTGAATGGGTAGATAGCAAAGAAATTCTGTTGGAAAAACTTCACAAGAGTGGCGTCGGTCTGCATAATAATCGTACCACTTATATCTGGGATTTTAGTACCAAGTTTTGGGCTAATCCTAAAGATTTTTATCTGACCACAAAGAAGTATCACGTTAAGAAACGAGATAGTATTCTAAATAAGATTAGTGGTATTGGATTGGCTAAGATTAGCTTTGCTCTTGAGATGATCCATCCTAATGAGGCAAGGGTACTATGTGGGGATATCCATCAATTAAGGCTTTACGATGTTGAGGCTCTAAAGTATAATAAGTCTAAAGTCGGATCAGAAATTTACAAAAAGATGGAACGTCACTGGATGGTTAACTGTGGTAAACTTAAAGTTCCATCCTATGTTGCACGATCAATCTATTGGGATGATCTGCAAAAGAAGGAAGATAGTCGTTACTGGAGTTATGTTCTGGAGAATTAATTATGCAGAATGGGAAGGGCTCTAAAAGACGAGTCAGTTTAGTTTCTCAAGAAACTTGGGATAAAAACTACGAAAGAATTTTTAGAAAGAAAAAAGATGGGAAGCGTAACGAATCTAAAAGAAAATAAGACACTGTTCATCCCGTGTTCTTGCAAAAGTGAAATTTTAGTGATCGAATATGACCATGAATGGGATATTGCTGACTTGGCTATATTTGAACATTACACAAACTATAGTCATAAGATGTCATTATGGCAGAGACTGAGGTACTGTTTCCAAGTTTTAGCTTATAAAAAGCCTTATGCTGATCAGATGGTATTAGAGAAAAAACAATTAAAAGATTTACAAAAATTCCTGAGTGGACTTAACCTCTAAGGTGTATATCATAAGGTTTCCTAACCTATAAACAGGGAGGCTAATTATGGTCGTAAGAACAGCAACAGAATATATGAATGATCAATTAGCTGATAGAGTGAAGGTGCTACAAAAGGCTTTAAACCAAGCTGAAAAAATTATTACCACTCTAGAAAAAGAAAACAACAATCTAAAAGACGTTCTTAATAATCTAACGTCAGAAAATAACCAAGATTATATTCTTGACAGTGAGGCTTTTAATGAGCCAGTGTTTACGATCTAAAGAAAAAAATAAAAGAGTTATAACACAAATTGGTGAGAATGAATATTTGGTTGAGGGAGAAAGTGATTGGGCTAGATTTGGTTGTCAATCAGATATATCAATAATAACTTCTGCTAACTTAGAGGGTGGCCCATTTTTAATAGTGGGTGATTCTTTTTTGGGTAAAGGTAAAATCTCAGCAATACAAAACATTGACAGTGGACGAGATGGCTATATAATAATCAAAGTTACCTTATTCTCAACAAAGGAAAAACATGATTAATGAACTGATTCCATTAATGGGATTATATCAAGCTATGTTAATAGCTGGCTATAACGAATATCAAATTAAACAAATAATTAAAGGGTCTACCCATGAGCCAACTTCACAAGAGTAATAAGAATAGAGTTTTATTCGGTGTTTGTGGAGGACTAGCAGAAAATCTAGGAGTAGATGCTGCTTTATTAAGAATAGGTTTTTGTCTTGGAGCAATTTTTACTGGAAGTATTTTGTTTTGGGTTTATTTACTTTTTGCTTTAGTGTTGCCTACAGAGGATTGATATAATGGATAAGATAGTCGGTAAGAAAGTATTTTTTACTGCTGATCTTCATCTTGGACATCGAAATATTATAGGATATTGTAATCGTCCGTTCACTACTGGTGAAGAAATGGACGAAAAGATTATTTCTTCCATAAACGAAACAGTTGGTCAAAACGATATTCTTTACGTTATAGGAGATTTCTGCCATAAAGGCGGCACTGCTCTATCTTATAGAGAAAGAATAGCTTGTGAAAATGTTCACATTATTTTAGGGAATCATGACGAACCAACTAAATTCACTACCGGATTCTCTAGCGTTAGTCACCAGAAAATGATTCTATATAAAAATCAAAAGATATTTATGTGTCATTATCCTATGAGAAGTTGGTCTGGTAGCTATAGAAAAAGCTGGATGCTTTATGGTCATGTTCATGGTAGACTTCATCGTGAGGACGTTGTTTCTGGTAGTCTCACGCTTGATGTAGGAGTCGATAATAAAAAAGATGGGGCTGAGTTCGGTACTCCTTGGAGTTTTAAAGACGTTCAACAACAATTTCTGGCGAGAACGAAAAAAATTTCAAGGTCGCCCATTGACATTGACGATACACTGTTGTATAATCGAAGGAACAACGCGAGGTAAAATCAGTCATGCGACTGAGCCTAGCTTGTAAGATTGGTTAATAATTTGGAGGATTTTATTATGGCTGAAGTTACTAATACAGAGAAGCAGAGTCGTATTCGTTGCAGTGATGACCAGTTCCTTGAGGCAGTTTTTTCCAGCAAGACTTATGCTGAGATTGCGTCAAAGACTGGTCAGAAGATTGCTAGTACGATGGCTCGTTATGCCCGTACCAAGGCATCTCTGGCTAAGAAGGGTGAGGAACTGCCCGCGATGGAGCGAGCAAAGCCCACAAAGACTGTGGATAATGTCGAGGCTATGGCTGAAACTGTTCGTCGTCTAAAGGCCGCTCATTCTAACGGCTGAGTTTAGTTTAAACCAAATGCTTCCAACTACATCCCTCATAAATATTAGTAGAGACAACATAGACAATAATCTAACTAATGGTTATGATATGTAGTTCGGAAGTATGCGGGGCTTTGGCGAAATAGGCAGACGCAAGGGACTTATACAATTTGAGTGCTTAAAGAGAAATCTTTAAAGTAGAACCTGTCAAAGTCGGTGAACCTTTTAAAATGGGAATACCGAGCCAAGCATAGAAATATGAAGGTGTAGAGACTTGACGGCAGGAACCTAAAGTGATAACTATGGTTAAGGTAAAGTCCAGACTACAAACAGAAATGGTAACGAAAGTTATAGTAGTAAGAAAATCCCTCGGAGAAATCCATGTGGGTTCGACCCCCACAAGCCCCACTATTTATTTTTTCCACGATAATTAGTTGACTACTTGATAGGTATAAGCTATGATAGTAGCACACCAAAGAGGGTTTAAGTCTGATGAAAATTCACAATAAAACACAAATTACTTTAACTCCTGACGATATTGAAAAAGCTATCGAAAGATATATTGATAGCGAGATTATGGAAGCACCCAATGGTTTGGATATTAAGTTTATGGTTCATGATGTTTATCAAAAAGATAGTTTAACAGGTTACTATAAGCCTGAGTTTGTTGGTGCTGAAGTTACAGTAAAGGAAAATTCTTGATGGAACAAAATTCTAATCCTATTGAGTATCTAATTGAGTTTGCTTGGGCAAATGGTGCTGATCGTTTTGTTGTAAATAATGCTAAAGACGAACTTAAAAAACTCAAAGAAAATCCTAAAGAGTGGGTGGAAGAAGTTTATAGAGCTAATGAGTTTGCTGTTGAACAAACTAATGAGTATTTAGATATATCTAAACAGATGCAAGACTTAAAAGATTCTCTTGGCAAGCCTGTTGCTTGGGCTACTATTAATGATCGTGGAGACTTGTTTGATCTGAGGCTACAGAATAATCCATATCTTGATCAGAACAAAACAATCTCATTGTATAGAATCAACAATATATAATTTGATTATGAATAGTAAAAAATGTTCTCAATGCGATATTGAAAAAACAGTAGACCAATATAACAAAGCAACTAACGGATGCTTATTTGATGTAGCATCTGTGTGTAAACAATGTATGGTTATTAATCGGAAGCAAAAAAGATTAGAAAAAAACGAAGGTTTATTTTGTGAATATCCTCCTTCTAAATACAAAAAATGTATAATCTGTAAAACAGAGAAGGAAAACATAGAAAAGTATTTCCGCTGGGTATCTAAGGTTAAAAAGAGATCACCAGAAGAACAGAAAGAAGTACATCCACACTCATTATTTCAAAATGAATGTAAAGCTTGCGAATTACAAAGACAAAAAGAAAGATCTAAAACTCCTGAATGTAAAGCTCGAAATAAAAAAAATCGTGATAAGAACAGAGACATTATAAGAGCAAGAGATAGAAAAGCAAGACAAGAAAAACTAAAAGATCCAGAATATGCAAAACAAGCTAGTGAAAAAAATAAAAAAAGATACTATGAAAACCATGCTAAGTCTCTAGATATAGCAAAAAGGTATCGTGAAAAAAATATAGAAAAAACTAGAGAGAATTCAAGAAAATACTATTGGGCAAATAGAGAAAGGGTAACAAAAAGAGCGTCAGCTTGGAGAAGAAATACAAAATATAGCTCATCTAGAAGAAAAAGAGATCACATATATAAAATAAAATGTGAATGTAGAGGAAGAATCAACTGGTTAACAAGAAGAAGAACTAAAGTAGTAGACTATAAGAAAACCTGTCCTCAAACAGAAAAGCTTATTGGGTGTACTGTAGAATTTTATTATCAGCATATAGAAAAACAATTTACAGAAAATATGAGTTGGCATAATCATGGAGAATGGCATATAGATCATATTATACCATTAGCTGTGGCTAAAACAAAAGAGGCAGTATTGGCTCTAAATAAATGGTCTAATTTACAGCCATTATGGTTGAGCGACAATATAAAAAAGGGTGCAAAAATACCAGAGTCTAGTCTTTATGATTATTTTACTAACGAAATCTCAGAAGAAGATTTATTACTAGATTAGAAAGATTTTATGAGCAACACTTTATGCAATGGCGGGATTAAGAACAATAATCCTAAGTCTCCGATAGAGTATTTTCGTTTAATTACTGTTAGAGAATTCAGTGATTATGAAGGGGGTACTATTGTGGACGTTATCACTAGTGCTGAACAGTTTTTAAATACTGAAGAAGAAGCTATAGATGAGCCATTCTACCAAATTTTTGGACAAAGACGCATAGAGGATAATAACCCTAAAGAGATTTTTTTAGGAGAATTTTATTCTCTAGATAAAGCTAAGGAATTTCTGTACAATATTACCGGAGAAGTTCCAGAGATTATTTCTTACTAATATGATAAATACTAAGTATAAGATTGACTTATCTGATTTCTATAGCGATGATGGTGGTTATTGCACTCTATTTAAATTGCTTAATGAGCCATCATTAGGTTTCAAAGAATTTATTTCTAAATCTAGAGCAAGATATGCTAGAAGAATTCAACTTAAATTGAGTAAACTAAATCTAGCACCAAAAATACATTCTAGATTATGTAAGATGACTTATGAAAGATTCTTTCCGGGCAAAAAAAGTGGCTGGGGATATGTCACAGAGTTAGCTAAGACTGGAAATAAAAAGGTTAGATTATCTAATATACAAAAACTTGTTGATGATATATACGATAGAACCAAATTAAAATTTTGGGACTGTCATTGGGCCAATCTTGGATATATCATAAGAGAAGGCAAAAGGAAATTGGTATGTATTGATACTGGCAAAGAAACTTGGGATGGGTATGCTAATTACTTTGGAAATACTGATCCTGGCCCAAAATGTTCTTATTGCTTAAGATACAAATGTAAATGTGAAGGAATTTAAAATGCCTTATATTAAAGAAGAAAATAGACTATCTCTCGATGATTGTATAGATCATATGGTTATTTGTTTAAAAAATAGCTCTTTTAGAGCATCATTTGATCCAGATAAAACGAATCATCTAAAAGAGGAATTGAACAATGAAGATTTTCTAGCAATAGTTGGCGATATTAATTATGTTTTTAGTCGTGTTTTAAGTGGGGTTATGGGAGATGTTTCGTATTCTAAAATAGCTATGATTACTGGTGTATTAGAGAATATCAAGCAAGAATTTTATCGTCGTGTAGCTGAACCTTATGAAGATAAAAAGATTGTTGAAAATGGTGATATTAAAGAATACAAACGCCTAAAATAAAGAGGCCAAAATGTCTAAAAATATTGATGATGTGATTAAAGAGGTAATGAAAAGCAATAAAGATATTCATAATATGGACACGCACATATCTAAAGACATTGCAGAAGTAAAGAAGAGTATCAAAGGAATTGAAAACAAAATAAAAGTTCTAGAAAACAAAATTGATCAAGCTATTGATATTCTGAATACGTTCACCATTCTCATAGCCGATCAAGACGATGAAGATATGGAAGAAGGTGACGATTATTTAAACGAAGAAAAAAACGAATGGAGTCCATACGAAACTGAAGAAGAAGATTATGGATCTAATGATTATGATGATGAAGATAACTAATGGCTAGTTTAGCTCTACTAATAACAATAATTTTTTTATGCGTGCTAATTATAGGGCCAATTAGTTATTTATTATCGTTATTTTCTTGGATGCCTAAAATAATCAAATGGCTTTTGGCATTGTGTTGTATTTTAATTGGTGGATGGTCTTTGTTTATGCCCTTGCCTCTTTTTAGGATTTTAGGATTAATTGATCTAGCAATAGGGCTGAAAATTATAGCGGATATCTCAGAAAAGAAAACTGGAGCTTGACAAGCGTGATTGCCGATGATATACTTGGAGCATCAAGGGAAACGATAACACTTTTGGAGAACACAGATGAAGTTGGCAGACAGGACGATTGAGACTCACAGCGTTGGTGTTGCAAGCAGGAACCAGTTCAATATTGCTCAGACAAGCAAGATGTTTAAAATCCTTTCAGACTCTCTCTATTCTGATAAGGTTATGGCTGCAATTCGTGAGCTTTCTACTAATGCTTATGATAGTCATATCTCTGCCGGTAATAAGAATCCTTTTAAGGTTACTTTGCCCACCGCTGCCAATCCCTCCTTTATGGTCAGAGATTATGGTACTGGTCTTAGTCAGGCAGATATGGAGGACTTGTATACAACCTACGGAGCATCCAACAAGAATGATAGCAATGACTTTGTTGGTTGTCTTGGTCTAGGGTCTAAGAGTCCGTTCGCTTATACCAAGAGCTTCACCACTGCATCATATTACAATGGTAAAAAATATACCTATATTGCAGCAATTGACGAGGGTGGTGTTCCTACTCTGAATCTTTTTAATACTACCGAAACATCTGAACCTAATGGTCTTGAGATTAGTTTTGCTGTTAAGCAGCATGACTTTCAAGAGTTCACCGATAAGGCTAAGAGAATTTTCCATTATTTCCGAATGAAACCCATCCTTGAAGGTGGTATTGGTGGGAATCTTATGGATCATAAGTATAGCAATACTAATATTATCATTAGTGGTGATGGTTGGAGAGTTTGCAGACTTAATAATGATAACAGTTATTTCCCAAGTAGTTATCATAGAATTGATAGTGGTATCATTGCTATCATGGGCAATATCGCGTATCCTGTTCAAACCGCACAGATTGTTGGTCAAGAAAAGGATGAGATGCCCGATCATATCCAGAAGTGGAATAGGGCTTTCCAGAAAGCAGACATTGATTCTTGGAAGAGTTTTGTGGGAGAGATTCTTAACTCCGGCCTTTATCTTGAACTAGATTTTGGTATCGGTGAACTTGAGATGGATGTTAGCCGCGAAGGTTTGCAGTATACCAAGGATGTAATTAAAGCACTGCGTAAAAAGACCCAAGAAATTTACATGGAGATGAAGGAAGAATTCTCTAAGAAGATTCAAGCATCTAAGACCAAGGTAGAAGCAATTACTTCATATTATACTATGAATGAATTAGCTGGTGGCTGGGGTGTTGGTGCCACTTGGACTGATCCCAAGGGTAAAGATCATCCGATCAACTCTGGAAATGATTTGGAATATAAAATTCCTGCTGGCAAGAGCCTGTACGTTTTTAATTATAAGACTGCTGGCTATCGTTCTCGTCGCCAAGTTGCTCTGACAGATAAGATTCATCATGAAACTCTTACTGGTAAAGGTTCCTACTACTGGAATAACCAGAGGAAGAAAGGCACAATGGCTTTCTTTATCTGTGATGTTAAGGGTGAAGAAAGTGCCAAGAAGATCATCACAAAGTATTGCAATACTAATGATTGTTTTGCATACTTGATGCTTGATACTAAGGACTATACCAAGAGTGGTGAAGGTTTTGATAAACTTATCGAAGATGTTGGATCTGAAAATCTGCTCAAGGTTTCAGACTACAAGCATCTTACTCAAAGTTCTGGCCCAAGAAAGTCTTACAATAGAAATTCTAATGGTAGCGTAAGCGATCAAGATGTATTCTTTATTCATGGCTATGACGATGATAGTAAGCAGATCACCAATCCTTATAATGATGCTACTTGTCTCAGAATTCTTTCAGAAGAACAACTAGAGGATTTTCTAGAGCAGGACGAGATCGTTTACGTTCCTATGCTTCGATATAAGACTGAGGCTGAATCTGGTCATCCTGAGATTAATGATATCGCTATCACTCTTAGAGATGAAAGCTTGAAGTTCGTAGTCAAGGATTTGTTGGGAGATAGTAAGATTTACGCTATCAAAAACGCTTTTGTTAAAAAGCTTCAAAACGATGGATATAATCTTGTCAGTTTTAATGAATTCTTTAAGCGTCAGTTAAAGATTGTTGCTCAGAAACATTTTTCAAGCTTGGCTTCTTTCAATAATCTTGTTGAATTCTGTAAGAAAGAATATGCAAGCGAGGAACACAAGAATAACCAATATAGATATTATAATCATGGAACTATGGACAAGCAGTTCATGTTTCATATGTTAAATATCTTTGGATTGAACTATGAAAAGTTTATTGGAAGCAAAACTCTAGTTGAGTGCATAGACACTACTATGCTCATGGAATTCTTTGCTAATACTGTTCATGACAGTAACTTTAGGATTGAAAGATTCTCTCAATCAGATTATTTCTCTCATATCTCAAAGCTAATGGACAAGGCCAATATCCGATCAGTAGATAGCAAGGATATTCGTAAGGCTAGTTTAGCCTACAATGTCTTGACCAGTTTGATTAGTCAATCGCTTTATATCGGATCTAATTCTGATAAAGCCCAAACTTATTTGAAGATTATTAAGGGTGAGTCTAAGGAAAACTTTAAACTGCCAGCAATCTCTAAGATTAGAGAGAGTGTCAGAACAGAACTTGATAAGAATCCTATGTTAAAGTATATTCTTGGCAGTCATCAAGTTACTGGAACTCTTACTGACCTAAAAACTAAGAAGAATCCTATTAATCAACTTGATGAGCGTCACTCGTATTATAATAATGATGGTAAGGATTGGATCATGCAGATGAGCCAAGAGAATATTGACCTATTTAGAATTCAGTTGAGCAGTTTAGTCAAGTAGTCAGAAATTTCTCAAGACCCCTTGACAAGCTTGCCGATTAGTGTAAAATGACAGTATCACAGGTATCGTAACTAAAAACTAGGAGTTTGGATTATGGCTGTTCCGTTTATGTTTGTGGATGGTAATTTGACGCTGGTTCTTAATAATCAGAGTTATCAGGTGTTGCCAGATCATATCAACTATAAGTTGATTCTGGAAAGACTTCCCTCTGCTACGGCAGAGGAACTACTGGAAGTTGTTGATGTTCAGAAAGCTGTTGCTACTTTTAGCGATGGTCTTGTGGAGATCAAGAATGGACAGGTTCTCTACGAGGGTGAGGAAGTTCACGGTAGTATTAGTAAGCGTATTCTGGAGTTTATGAGTAAGGGTCTACCTTTTCAGCCCCTTGTTAATTTCCTGAATAATCTCATGGAAAATCCAAGTATGCAGAGTCAGAAGGAACTGTATGATTTCTTGGAGCATGAGCATCTGCCCATCACTGAGGATGGTTTCTTCCTCGCCTATAAGGCTGTTCGTTCAGACTTTAAGGATAAGTATAGGGGAGTTTTTGATAACAGGGTTGGTCAGGTCTGCCAAATGCAACGAGCAAAGGTAGATGATGATCGTGGTCGTGGTTGTTCTAATGGACTTCATGCTGGAGCATTGAATTATGTTGCTGGTTATGGTAGTCTGGAGGCTGGCGACCGCATCGTGATCGTCAAGATTAATCCCAAGGATGTTGTTAGCGTTCCTAGTGATTGCAACTATGAAAAGCTTCGCACTTGCCGCTACGAAGTAGTTGGTGAGTATGAGGGCGAATTGCTCAAGCCTCTTTATAAGGCTGATTTTAGTCAGGATGATTACGAGGACGATGAGGATGATTATCTGAATGACTATGATGAGAGCTATTGGGATCAGTTTGATGACGAAGATGAAGATGAGGATGATCTTGATAGTGACGAAGAAGATGAGATGGATGATGAAGATGGGAGTAACGGTTTCTATAAGTAAAAAGCCAAGGTGGTGTTTGGAACTTGTAAGATAGTACCTATATAGTTTTTACTATCATACAATAGAGGTTCGATTCCTCTACCATCTTTTTAGATATTGCTCTTGATGGTGATGTTCACTATCCCAATATCAAAATTGTAGATAGGAAGTTGGAAAAAGGAAAACAAATGTTCAGCGACAATATTGGTTTCAATCCGTTTGATAAAGATAACAATGTTCATGCCAACGGCCATGCTCAAAATAGACAAAGATTTTTGAATTCATTCAATCAGAATCATATCTTTATCTATAATGGTAATCCTCGTAAGAAGATTAGCAGTATGAGTCATACTAATGATATTAATGAGATGCTTGAAGCAAACATTAATAATCATTCCGATTCATATTTTTATGTGAATGGTGGTCGTAAGGTTTACGCTATCAAACAGTTCACCAGTTGTTTCTGTGATATGGATGCTGGGCGAGATGATCAAGGCAGTTATTTTAAGCCTAGTATTGTAATGCAAAAGAAGAAAGAATTTCTAAATAAGATCAACAGTTTTCCTGTTAAGCCAAGTTGGGTTGTTGATACTCGCAATGGCTATCAGTGCTACTGGATTTTTGATGATGCTTCAAGAAACATTGTTGGTTCTAACCAGACTTTCTGGAATGGACTACAGAAGAAACTGGTAAATTACTTTGGTGGTGATCCAAGAGCTATCAAGGCTAATCAGATTTATCGTGTTCCTTATACTTGGTGGCGTAAAGAGTGGGAGAAGAAAGCTCCATACTTCACAAGTCTGCTTCATGGTAGCACTGGTCAACCGATTAATGTTGCTGATCTAAAGTCTGCTCTTACTGGTCAACCAGCTACCTTACAGATCATTGCTGATAAGTGTAGCGATGAATGGTATAAAGGTTATGCTAAGGCATATAAGCAGTCTGATATTACTGGAGTTCCAGTGTCAGTCAATGTTGCAACAGAAATTCTCAATCAAATGAGAGTTTCAAGTCCTGAGAAGTATAATAATAGTGGCCCAGATTATTGCAAGGCTGTTTATGGTCATACCAAGAGTACAGTTTTTCAAAAGGCTTATGGCGATCCAATGCCAGTTCAACCAATCCAAGATGAGGATGCTCTGGTAGACGATAGGATGCCCGTAGAGGACGAAGATATGAGTCTGGATGGTCAGCAGACCAAGCTTTTAAAAACGGTCGTGGAGTTCCTTAATCAAGTCTCAACGCCGCTCTACTTTAGCAACAATAGATTCTTGTCCAACTCTGCTAAAGACCTTGCTTCTCAAATTAGTGACAAGTTTTGTATCGGGTGAGGGTTTAGTGTCAGGGGTATTGGAGATTCCATACCCTTTGACACAACCACATAAGGAGAAAACAAATGGGCAGACATACTAATAAATTAACACAGATGTTGCTTGATGACGAATCAGCGAAACAAGAATTTGTTGAACTGATGAAGAAATACAATTGTTCTTTCGATGTATATGAACACATAAAAAATAATGGTTTTAGAGGCATTAAATTCTATAACGGATATCAAACTATGTGTCATGTTATACGTCGATTAGGATTTAAAGGAGCAAGAAGAGGAAGAAAACCAACAAGACCATATGTAATTGCTCATACTGGATCAAGATGGTCTAATATAGAAAATTGAGAATTTTATGGGACAACAAGACGAAGATTACAACTACGATGATAACTATGAAGATAATAGTCAGGACAATTTAGAGAGTCAGCATAAAAATTATTTCAAGTTTGATCCCGACGCTTGGGATGCTTGGGGTAAGTTTTTGAGCGATGCTCTAAACAATATAGTTGAGTATCCTTCAAATGTATGGTATATTGGCCCCAGCTTTCCTAAAGGTTCGTTACCTGTGAATGATTACCTCTCCAAATCAGGGAACTTCAAAAACTCCCTGTATTTGGGGAGCAATCATTATAAAGAACCGGTATACAAGACAAAATACTTTATTGAAAATAAGTTAGATATTGAGTATAGGAATCATTTAGTAGCAAACGCTGTTCACTTCCTACAACAGCCAAATTACTATGAAGGACTGTTCGATATTTTAAATTAAGGAAAAAGGATGCTACCAGCAACGCTTTTGTATTTAGGAATGTTTTTTAGTTCATTCACAGAAACTCCTTTTGTTGCTTATGATCTAGCTAAACATATGAGTAAAGCACAAAGGATAGAATGGACAAAGATGACAGATGATGAGAATAATGTAAGATTTACTATTACATTTTATAACATGCCAATTTTAGCCGAACTGGGTTTTGAAAGAACTTTTGTAGACAAACACAACAACTGTCAAACAGAGCTTAATAAGAAAAAATGACTACATACTTCGATATAGAATTTAATAGACCAGAGTATAATGAAACAGTTGGTGGTATGGCTGAGGTCATTATCTCTATAGAAAAAGCACTTAATAAGGACAGAGTGATAGCAGAAACCATAGTCGAGCGGGATACTAAAACCGATAGGGTGACAACCATTTACAAACCTGACTTCTCAGTTAAACTGAGGTGGACAGAGATTCCAAGGTACGATGGAGAAACCATAGTATCATGAAAAATGAACAATGGTTTTTTATAAATGATTTTGATGATTTTGTTGACCATTCTAGATCTTTAGTATTTAAATTTTTTGGTGCGGTGAACGAGGTAGCTGATGATTCTTTATCTTCTTCGTTGGTGAAAATGAGTAAAGAAGAGACTAGTGAGATGGATGAAACTTTAACTCATGCTGAATCAGCAATCATTATTAAAAATTATGCAAAGAAGCAGATCAACAAAAAAACAAAAGAAACAAGATACTGTTTAACAGATAAATTGCTTCAGTTAATTATAGAAGACCTTAATAGTAGAATGATTAGTAATATACTAAATTCTTTGGTTAATAAGGGTGTTTTGGACAGTGCTTATGATAATGAACAAAACGATTTTATCTTTTGGGTGAAAGACGAAGATGACAATACAGAATCAAATAAAAAATCTGAAACCAACTGATTGTGATATAACTTTAAGATATGTTTGTCCAAATTGCTCTAATGAACACTGGGTCAGATTAAAACAAGCTAAGTATGAAAAGTTTGTAATAGTTTGTGATTGTGACACAATACTTAAAACGAAACCAATAACTTCGGTAAAGATACTTTATAGAAAAAAGAAATCTCAATCTCAGAAAAAAGAAAAACAGATAACAGACCAGCAAGAAGAAATAGACTCTAAACTTATAGACAAATGTTTTAGTATTCTATCTTCTTATGGATTCTCTAGAAAAGAAACAGAATCTTTGGTTAAAGAATGTTATATTGAAAGTAAAAACACAGACTGTCTAACTTTGGTTAAACTCTCACTATCTAAATTTGGAGAACAAAATGGCAAATGCAATCCGTCCGTCTAGGTTCGATGATATTATTGGTCAGAAGGATGTTTTGACCAGACTACAAATCATAGTTGCTGGGTGTAAAAACTCTAATGAGGTAATGCCTCATATCTTAATTGACGGGCCTCCTGGCCTTGGTAAAACAACCATAGCTAGTGCTATTGCTACAGAGTTGGGGGTGAATCTATATACGGTTAATGGTGCTGCTATTCGTAGTATTAAAAATCTTTTGCCGTATATTTTGGGAATAGCTCCAAGATCAGTTCTGTTTATTGATGAAATTCATCGACTACCAAAAATTGTTGAAGAATTTCTATATCCTGTTATGGAAGATTTTGTTCTAAATATAACCGTTAAAGACGAAGAGGATAAAGATAAAGAAAAGCCAGAAACTATTGAGCTTCCAATGTTCACTATTGTTGGTGCTACAACTAGTGGTGGTAGTCTTAGTCAACCGTTCTATGATAGATTTCAAATTAAAGAACATTTATCGTTTTATAAAGACTTTGAGTTAGCTAAACTAGCCGAGT